TCCGCGCCTGCACGTTCAGCGTCGCGAACTGCTTCCGCCAGACGAGCTCGGGCTCGCCGCGGTGCAAGAGCTCCGAGGCCGCTGGATGCGCCCGAACCGCATCGCGCATCTGATGCACGACCCGCATGTCGTCCGCGTCGAGGATCTCTTTGCCTGCGTTGGCGCTCACGAACTGCTCCCAGCTGGCTTTCCCCTCCTTGGTCCGGCGGTCGATGCCCTCCGGCCGTTGAGCGTAACGCTGCTCAAACGTGATCGGCTCTAGCACCGCAGCGTGCGTCGCGCGGCCGAGCACGAACGCGGAGGAGTCCACGTCAGGCACGACGCGCAGCACGTACTTGCGGTGGTAAAGCGCCGGCCGCCGGCGGAAGACCTCAAGCTTCGAGTGGCTGATGGCGTCCGTCGCGTGGTAAACTTCGGACGGCTCGCCTCGGATCGCGGCGTTCATTCGGCACCTCCGATCTCGAGCTTGGCCTGGAGCGGATCGACTACCGACTCGGACTCGTCCTTGAAGCGCACCGACCAGCCGACCTTGACGCTCACGGTGGGCGCCATCGCGAGCGCGTCCCACTCAATCGTGAAGCTGGCCTTCGCCTTCGGCTCGGCCTGCGTCTCGTCGTCCACGAAGGATTCTTCTGCGGCCTTCCTCATCGCGTCGTAGTGCGTCTCAAGGAGAGCGCGGACTTGTTCGCTGGCCGCAGCGATGACCGCGGCCTTCTTGATTTCGTTGGTATCGTTCATTGTAGGTAGTGCTTAGAGGTTGTCGCCGAGGCCGCGCGGAGTGACGTTGACCGGCTCGGCCGGGATATCGCGGACCTCTTCCATCGTTCTCAATCCTTTCAGGACGTCACCGAAGACGTCTCGCAGTAAGAATCCTCGAGCGCGGAATTTAAGCATCCGCGCAGGGTAGTCAGTCCACGGTCCCGTCTTACCCCACAGCTTCGCGGTCTTAGCGTCTGCGGTTGTGAACGTCTCACTCTGCGGGTCGAAGCCGCGCCGCTTCGCCGTGATCTTGTAGCCGAACGAATCCTTGCCGCGCTCTCCGACCTCCTCTTCGGAGTAGGATTCAAGCTGGCCGCTGGATCGAACGAGCGCGAGCGCCGCGTCTCCGAACAGCGACGGCCGACCATTGACCACGGCAATGTTGCTGAGTGCAGCCATTGGCGTAAGCCCGAGCTCCGCGCCCCATTGAAGCGCGACGAGCACGCTCTCCGGTTTTTCCATTCCGCGAGGAGCGAAGCCCGAGGAGACGATTGCCTTCGCGAATCGGAAGGCGTCTTCAAGACTGGTAAGTTGCACGCCAGATGCTCCAAAGGAGATCGGCGAGGAGACGGTCGCCTTTTGAGCGACCGAGAGTTCGGTTTTGTCAGTTTCTGCGTTCATTGTCTGGTCTGTGTTGTTGTTTTGCTTCTGGGTTGAGCCCGGTCGGGAAGTCTCGGCCGGGCTTTAAGTTTAGAACGGCACTTCCTCGGTCAGCGTCTCGGTGACGAGCGTGACCTTCGAGCCAGCGGCGAGCGTGCCGCGGTTGCCGTGGACGATCTGGCGCGCGGCGTTCCTCAAGCGCACGTCCTCGGCCCGCGGCGGGAACGGCTTGCCGTTTTTACCGAGCCTTGGCTCCGGCTCCTGGGCGTACCACTCAACGCTCTTCGCTCCGAGCGAGCGAAGCGGCGTGCCGGCGTTCTTCCCAAAGTGCACCTCGACGCTGCCGGGATCCGAGACGAGCTCGCTGGGCTGCGGGATGTCCTTGGGCGCACCAGCCGGAGCCGGCGCAGAAGCTGCGGCCGGAGCCGCTGGCCTGGTTGAGAGCAGCGCGCGAATTGCGCGGAGCTCGGCGATGATCTCTTGTCCTAGTTGGTCGGTCATTGTGTTTTGATTTTCCTAAGTCCTAAAGCCTGGCGCATCTGCCAGTCGCGGAAGGCCGCGTCGAACTGATCGTAGATCTCCCGCCACGAGACCCAGCCCTCGCCGGGGATGAAGCAGTAGTGAGCCGAGCGTTCAACGTGCCCGTGCGTGCCGGTGTATCGCGCAGCGGAGTGGCCGCCGCCGGTCAGGTTCTTGATCGGGTTGCTCCGGTTGAAGTTGTTGTTCATCGGCCGAGCAGGCGGAACTGCTTGCCCTGCATCGCGAGGATCTCGCGCGTGTAAGTGAGCGCGTGCTGGCGCATAGATGACCGAGCGCATCGGCGCGCAAGCTCGTCGCGCGCGAACTCGGCGTAATGCCGGAAGCAGACGGCTTGGCCGAGCTCGTAGTGGGCAAAGTTCGAGCCGCTACTGAAGAGCATCTTGCGCGCTTTGGTCATCGCATCGCCCTCCGCACCTTGTCGGCATAAGGCAGCGTGGCCTGCTTGCGCGCCCCGGCAGGCCCACCATTGTGCACCCGAGCCAGCGTCCCGACATCGCCCTGCGCCCACGCCTGCGGCGCATAGCGCTTGAGGTAGGCGGTCGCGACGCGGCGCGCGTAGGCGAGATCGGTGACCTGCTCGTAGCTGCCGGCGACGCGGGCATCCTGCCAGTAAGCGCGCGAGATCTGGAGCGGGCCGAGGCTCTTGCCGTTGTCCCCAAGGATCGCGCCGTGGCGGCCCGAGGTCTCGACTTGATGCAAGGCCCGCCAGAAGCTTTCCGGAGGCGCGGCGTGGCTGGCGGATGCCAGCGCAAGGAGCGCGAGGAGGCGCGTCACGACGCCACCTCCGCGCGGAAGATCGGCGCCATCGAATACTTGCCGAGCGCGTAGACGTACTCGCCGCAATCGTCGCTGCGGATCTTCACGCGCTTCGTGCTGCCGTGCGCTTCGACCGTGGCGAATGAGCCCTTGCGGTCGATAACCTTTACCGAGAAGACGCAGTCGTAATCACAAGCGCTGCGAGCTTCGAGAACCTGGCCGGATTGGATTGGAGCGGTCATTTGTCGTTGTTGCGCCGGGGCGTGATTGCCTCCGACACCACCGACAATGCAGACCCGCGCGCCGCGGTCAACTCTTTTTCTCAAAATTCTATCCGGCGGGATCGGACAGTCAGACGTCGACGGCGTCCGCCAACGCGTCGCTGCCGAAGTCGCAGCTGATCGGCTCGGCCTTCGCGGCCACGTAAAGCTGCGCGAGGATGCCTGGACTCGTGAGCTCCGCGTTGCTCAAGTACTGGTCGAACTTCGCGTCGCGCAGCCAGAGCTTCGCGATCCACGGCGTCAGCGGAGCCTTGCCTGACTGAGCCGCGGCCGCGTCGACGTAGAGCGCGAACAGCGCAGACGACTCCCGCGCCGCGCGATCCCAGCGGTGAGCCACAAGGCGGATGTAATTGCCCGAGACGCCGCTTGGCAGGGTGAAGGATTTTTGGAGGGCCATAGGTCAGGTGTAGTCGGTGAAGCGGCCCGAGAGCCGGAGGTTGCCCGCGGCCAGCGTCCCGCCGTCGTTGCGGAAGATCTTCACCACGGCGTTCGTGCTCGTCGAGCCTGCGGCTTGGCTATCGTAGAAGCCCGCGTAGAGCACGTCCTCGACGACGACGATGCCATCGTCCGGCTTGGCCGAGAAGCCGCGGTTGGTCAGCGAGATGTTCACGTTCTCGCTCGTGACGCCGCCGGTCAGCGTCACCACTTCGTTAGTCTCGTAGACGACGTTGACTTGGCGCGTGCTCGATCCGCCCCCGGTCTTGATGCCGGTCGTCGTGACGTCGTCGGAGTTGTATCTCGAGACGCTGCCGGTGCCGATGGAGGCGGCGCTGTTCGCATTGCCGAGACTCGCCCACGCGGAGAAGCTTCCAGTTCTATTGACTGCACGCACGCGAACGTAGCCGGCGGCCAGCGTCGCATTGTAGAAAAAGCATTGCGTATCTCGCGTCGTAATCGGTGCGTTCGATCCACTAGCTGGAGCCCACGAATAATCGGTCGCACCATCCGAATCCGTGCCAGTTACCTTCACCTCGTAATAGGAAAAGTCCGACTGCGTGTTCGGATTCCACGAGACGCGCGTGCCGAATAGGAACGTCGTGGTTCCGGTGACGTATGCAGGCCGAACGGCGTCCTTGGAGATTGCTCCGCCAGCCGGCGTGGTTACCGTGCCCGAGTAATTCGGCGCCGTGCGCGAGAGCGTAGCCGAGATCGCGCTGGGCGTGTTCGAGAATGAGATCGCGCGGGCCGCGAACTCATACGCGACGCCAGGAGCAAGGTCGTCGATGGAGGCCGCGATTGAACCAGACGAGAGCACGTTCGCGACTACGTATTCGCTCGCTCCGCTGCGGCGATAGAGGATTTGAAGCAGCACCCCTCCGGTCGGCATCGCAGGCGCCGTGACCGTGATGCGTGCGAGAGCCGTGCCGTCCGTTGCGAGGTAGGTGGTCTCGCTTGCATAGGTTGGCGCGTTAGGCGTGGACGGTGCGACGTTGGAGACGGCGCCGGCGGTGATCGCGACTGGCGTCGCCTGCACGCGGGTCGCGAAGCCGGACACGTTCTCGAGCGCGTCGTAGGCGTTGACCCAGTAATAATACGTCGTGCCAACCGCGACGTCCACGTCGACGAAGCGCGAGGCATCGACCTCGGCGATCTTGTTCGTGTTCGCGTTGGCCGGCGTCACGCCGGTCGTGTTGCGGTAAATGCCGTACTCGGAGAAGTCGGGCGCGGTCGAATCATCCCAGTCAAGGCCCACCGCGGAGCCCGTGCCGATGGTCGCGACTAGGTTCGTCGGGATGCTGGGCGCGACCGTATCCTTCTGCACGTTGACCGTGGCGCTGACGTAGGACGTCGAGACCTTGAAGAAGCTCTCGCCGAAGATTCGGACGTTGTAGGTCAGTCCGATCTTAACGTCGCTTGAGATGTAATCCCTCGTCTGATCGCCGGGAACGGTGTTCCACGTAAGATAGGTCGTCGACGTGCTCTCCTTGTATTCGATGCCGACATTGCCGCCGGCCTGGATGAACTCCTCAGCAGGCGCAGACCACGAGACGAGGATGCGAGGCAGCGCGGTGCCGTCGGCCTGGATCTGCTGCGTCGTTCCGTCCGCGGTCAGAGTCAGGTTCGTTGGCGCGGAGAGGGTGAACGGATCGGGCAGCGTCGTGTTCGGCGCGTCGTCGACGTAGATCTCGTCGTTGACCGTCCAGTCGTAAACGGTCGACGCGGTCTCGCGCAGCGTCATCTCGATAGCCAGCTGCGGCGGACTGCCATCGCTCGCGAAGTTCCACTCCATCACCTCGAAGACCTTCTGGGTCCAGCCCATCTTCGAGTTGGTAATCATCACCGTATCGCCAGCCCGCACTTGCATCGCCTCGAGGCGGAAGCGCGCGGTCATCGTGATCTCCTCGCGAGCGCGGCGCAGTTCGATCACGGCCAGCCGCTGGGCGCAGGCGGGCGAGGTCGTGAACGGCAGCGCCACGTCGCGCCAGTAACGGATGCCGGCGTCCTTGGTCACGTAGGTCGTCGACGTGATCTGCGGGAAGTCGGACGGTTGCCAGTCGTTCTCAGGCGAGACGTAGACGCCCTTAACTCCGTTTACTCGGTCGCGGGCGGAGGTCTTGGTCTGCACCGTCATCTGGCCGGCGAAGTGCTTCTCGGTCAGCGTGACGGTCGGGATCCGGTAGCCGGCCGCATAGACCACGACCTTGCCTCCCGAGTAGGCGATGAGCCCGCCCATCGCGGTGATAAGCTTGCCTATGTTTTCGTCGGGCGAGGCGCTGGTGTAAAGGACGCCGTTCGCCTCGTATCGGTTCTCGTAGGTGGCCGGCGAGGTGACCGGCTTGATCTCGACTTGCTCGTCGCAGATGTTCGCCGCGGCGTTGATTGCCGTATCGTCGATCTCGGCCGAGTCCATCGCCATCCCGAGCGAACTGCTCAAGTAGTCCCGAAGGCAGAGCGCAGGGTTCGCCGAGTAAGCCGTCGTCGTCGTCCGCGGATCGTAGACCTTCTTGCCCTTGACCACCGCGGCAATGTTCGGGATGCCGCCGGTCCACACTTCCTGATTCCAGACGAGGCGAACGTAGATGTACGCGATGCCTCGCAGGCGATGATTGCTCGTCCACTTGCCATCGGTCAGGCCGGAAGTCGCCGTCTCAAGGTTGGTTTCAACCGTCTGCGTATCGCTGCCAAGCTTCTTGTAAATCTCAGCGTAGCCCGTGAAGCGGCCCTGGGCGGCGCTGCCAGCGCCCGTCAGCGCGAGCTCATCGTTGAAGTAGACGTCGCCGATCTCCTCGACCTCGTGACCGGCCATCGCGACGACGAGGTGCAGGTACTCGTTCTTTGTTCCCGTCGTCGAGATGTAGACGATGACGCCGGAGGTCTTGGTCTGGCCGTAAACGATCTGCCGCGCCGCGATCGGCGAGCGAATCATCTGCGAGCGGTCGGTGAGCGACGGGTCGGAGTAGCTCGGAGCCTTCGGTGCGAGCAGCTTCGAGGCCGCCATCGAGGCAGCGGTCGTCGCGATGAACTTGAGCACGAACATCACCGCGTTCGCCGCGGCAACACTAAGCCCCACATCCATCAAAGCAATCCAGACGACGACGGCTACTTGCGGCATAGTTAGAGGCGCCAGCAGGCGGCGCCGTTGAGGTCGAGGAACTCCAGCCCATCGCGGCCCACGAAGGCGGCAGCGTTGCCCACGCAGACGCCCAGCCCGATGCCATTGCCCACGT